CGCTCCATACACAATCCTAATACCGTTCCAGTTCATCCGTAAGCCACTGGTGGTCAAAGTTTTAACCTAAGAGAAGAAAACTACAAAACAATTAAATAAGTCTCCCTGCACGATCATGGGCTGTGTTCCCACCGATCAAGCACTCTTGTTGTTATTATCAGTTTTAAAAGTGGGTTGTGATAACCGCACTGGTGAAACAGGGAAGCCAACTGTAAAGTCATCCCCGAGTGCAACCATGATGTCAAAGGTATGATCCACGGCTGTCGTGTTGTCAGAAGAGGTAATCGCTGCATGAACGTAAGGAAGATAATCCTGTTCGTTCGAAAACTTCGCTGCACACACCATATCAAAATTGTTATAGAACGGAATTTGAACTGTTGGTGTTGCATTGTTCATTGAGGTCCCATTGTTCGGAAAATAAGTTACGTAGATACCCTGCATACCATACGATACTGTATTCTCGGTCAATGTTGAAGGGTTCACTATGTTTCGTAATTCCAAAGTAAAACCATAATAACCCGTGGTGGCTGTGTGTCGCCACTTGAACATATACCTAACTGATCCACGACTGTAGTGGAACGTTCTCAAAAAACGCTGGATCGCGTAAATTGAACCTATTGCATATGAGGTGAATAAGCTAACGTCCTTCGTTGCCGTCGGTGCGTTAAATGTCCAAGAATCAAAAAATGTATATCTCTTGAAGAGCTCAGTCCATGATGTAACTTCTTCACCCATTAAAACTCCATTGTGGATACCGACCATGGAGGGGATAAGGGTAGGAAAAGGTTTTTCAAACCTTAACCTCATATTGATCAAACTAGTTTGGTTTTCACCTGATTGCGCAACTAGTTTCTTCTTATCCTTTTCTTCCGGTTTCTTTCCGATAGTAATTTTGTTTTCCTTCTTACTATCGGGAATTTTGATTATTGGAGCAGTTGTCGCGTCATCCAGATCTGGACAAGGTGTTGGCCTTGCCACTCTGAAGTCGGGACCTCCACTACAATAAATTGCAAAATAAATAACCGGGGCCGCTGCTGCATCGCCTACCACACAGGCGTTAACTACACGAATCACAATTTGGCCATTATGTCCGACCCAACTGGTGATTGGTAGTTCAGCTGATCTGAAAGTGCCAACAGGTTGCCAAGACTCTTTTTGTATGTAAGGAATACAGAAATCAAAAGATGTATCTCCTGTAATATCCATAACATGTGTGACTAAGTCACCAAATTCTGAATTGGTAATTGCTGCTGTATAGGTTGGATCGACGAGATGTGAAATCGCCAATCTACATGATGTTGCTCGATTTGTAAAACAAAAGAGTGAATAACATATCGAACCTGTCCAAAATTGAAAGTGCTGTGCCATATTTGCGAGATGTGTAACCTCGTAATTCTGGGTCGTACTAATTGTATCTGTAACACAATACATTGGATTCACTGGAAACTGCGCTACTGCTGTCCCTGGTGTATCTGATGCTGTGATTGATCCAATGTAAATAAGAGATGGTAGTCTCTTATAATTTTCAAACAAGTTATAATCTTTTTCACAACCAAAAAATGAGGTGTCGTTGGACACTGCATTTTCTGGATCCATTGCTAACATTGTGCACATATCTGTGCCTCGCGCATGTGACATCTCTGAGAAATTCTCAAGTCGGTTTCGATGAATTACTTCAAGCGTTGTAGGTTTATCTGTGATATAGCCTAAGCCAGTATCAATAAGATCCTGCAATGCCCCTATTCCCGCCTTGGAAACATCCTTGATTGCAACCTTTGCTCTCTTTTTCAGCTTTGAAGTCAGTGAATTTGCTTCAGTTTGACTCTTCGATTTTGCTTCCTGTTCTCCTGCTTGTGCAATGAGATTTTTCTTCGCCCATGCCCTCCTGCGAGCTATGTCACGAGAAATCTCACGTATAATCCTTCGCTGGCGTCTTAAAATTTTTCTTTGAAGACGACCAGTTGGTTTACTCTCTTGTGTTTGAAGAGATTCACCGGATTCTGCTCGGAGTCCATTTCCAGCATACTCGATATCCTCAAAGTGTGCAAATACTGAAATTGTAACTGTGGGTGTTGAAGTGTCTCCCGTTAGTCGTAACGGGGCTAACACATGCAAGAAGATTTTGCCGAACCAACCTTCTGCCGTCCCACCATTTGAACTACTTTCGCTCATATTCCAATAACGACTCGGCGCAACGTATGGTATTTTCATACTAACTGTTGTGTTCGTATTGGCGCTCAAGATCGAGCACGGTAAATTTGAGGCTGAGTAGATGTTTTGTTCGTAGTTCAAATTGGTCCCATGTTTGTAATGGGGTGCCAAACAACACTGAAGAGCGCCACTGTACATAAGATTTGTACAGTTTGTTCGGAAGTCGACGACTACATTCGCTCTAAAGAATTGATTTCTGTTCAGCTTTTGCGTAATATTCTGTATTGTGTACAAATCATTTGGCAAGCTGATTGTTCCTACTAGTGATCCGATCGCACTAGTTCCAGCCCAGCTAATTGAAGCTATCTGGTAGGGTCTACTCAGTACTGTTCTAAGTCCATCTTCCGGATATGGATTAGTGCCAATGTGGAGAGGAGATTTGCCATCTTTCAATGTCAAACCTGGCTCTTCTTTGCCCGCATTGTCACCAAAGGTAACTGTTGGAGTTACCTCCGTGGTGAGTGGATTCACCACTTGTTGTAGTTCTGGGATATGTGGTTTATCGCCGGATTGAGCTACTAGAATCGCGGCTTGTTCGAAAATCTTATCAAAATCCTCAGATGTAGGATCCCAAGGTTTATTGACTGGAATCTCGTAACAACCCCAAAGAGTGGGTTGATATTGTGTGAACATGGCAAAAGCCTCGTCCCAAGTTATTTCAATTGGTTGAAAATAGGGAAATATTTGACGCATTGCATCATTTATTTCATCTCGAAACCAATTGAAGATGTCTCTCCCGTGATGAACACATTCATAAAGACATGATCTTGCAACTGCATCGCAAGCTTGATACTTGGTAAGAACACCCTTGTGTCTCCAGTTCACACTGTCCATAATCTGTTTCAACTCCAATGGTGCAAACCACCAACCATCGGTATGAACAAAAGGTCTACAGAGGTAGGTCACCTCTGAGAATTTAAGAAAAGGTTTCAAGTCTCCAACCTTGTCTGCTGGTGTGTACACCATGCCAAAATGTTCCTTTACAACACGCGCTAGTTCATGCATATCAAACCAAGTGTGTTCCTTAGGAAGTACTCCAACATGATCATCTCCAAAAGAAGCCAAGATCAAAAGCTGCATAGCCTTTTGAATTGTGATGTTTATTTTCTTCTCTGCTGCAACGACCATCATCGCGTAAATAAAGAGAAGCCAGACAATCAAAGAATTAAGTATGGTGGTCAAAAATTGACCACTTGGATTGCCGAACTCCACCTGATAAACGAGATTTGCTATAATGTGCATAGCCCTACAAATATGATCGTACATCCTCTTTCTCCTCATCGTGTCTTCGTCAGTTGCGTCTCCGTACCTACGATACCACTCTGTCATCGCCCACCAAATCTTGTAAGTTAATACCCGAATTAGTGATGCATCAAACTTCTCAAAGTCTCCAGCAAAAAATCTTGCGTCAAACCCATATTTCAAAAGTCTTCTGGCTAAAAATCCCCACTCTGCCGAATGTGGATTAATACCGAGACTACAAATGAAATCATTGTGAGCGAGCATAATATTTTCTGCAAAAGCCCCGAAAAGTTCGCGCATGATGATTAATGACTCAGTTGTGTCTGTCGACATCAACCGAGTTTTACACGTCCAATTTTGCACTTTTCCATCTCCATCAAGTTCTGCAATTTTCCTCATGGGTAATCTCTCATCCTTAAGGTTGTCGCAAAACCATTCCGGTATTTCTCCATTTTTCCATGTTCCTGT